GGCAACTGCAAACCCTTAATCTAGGAGACTGACAAATGGCTGAGAAAAAAACAACGCCTATCGTCATCGACGACAAAGAATACACTTTTGAAGACATGACTGCCGAGCAGCAGGAAATGGTAAACCACGTTGCAGACTTGGATCGCAAGTTGCAATCAACACGGTTTAACATGACCCAGCTAGAAGGTGGTCGTAAATTCTTCATTGATATGCTGAAAACAGCGTTGGAAGATACACCTGAAGAAGCCCAAGAGGTAGCAGCACAATAATGGAAATGAACGCGCTCATAAACTTAGGATTAACCACTGCAATCGGTGGTTTAGGTTGGTGGATAAAAGCCCAACATGCCGAACTTGGGCGCGTTCAAATTCTCTTGAATAAAACAAGGGAAGAGATGGCAAAAGAATACGTCAATAAACTAGACGGTGCTTCAACTATGAGTCAAATTGTCGCACGATTTGACCGACTTGAAGAAAAAATAGATCGCTTAATGGAGCGATAACATGCTTTGCACGCTTGTATTCATAGGATATGGGCATGTATTCGTGAACGGCTACGGAAGCTGGTTTTATAAAGCCTGTCATTATCAATGTGACGGCATGTATAACAAGCGCGTTTATCGCGTTGATCCTGATTATTATTGCCCAAGGAGCTTTCGTGAAGCATGATAGAAGTTTTAGCCTTAGCAGGCGCTGTAACTAAAATAGCTAGTGGCATTAGTAGTGCCGTTCAAGCTGGCAAAGACGTAAACAGTCTTATGCCGCATTTTGGAAAATTAGCAAAGCTAGAAGCCGACATAGCTGTTGCGGAATCGGGCAAACACAAAGGGCCACTTGGAAGACTAACTTCCAGTGAGGAAGAAGGATTTGCCATTGCTCAGGCAAAAATGGCGCACAAGGAAGCTATGGAAACCCTTCGCAGCCATTGCCGCTTATATGGACCACCGGGCATGTGGGACTTGGTTGTACGCGAGCAGGCTGAAGCAAGAAAACGCCAGAAAGAAGCCTTAGAAGCCCAAGCTGCTGCTAGAGACAGATTGTTCTGGGGTGTTTCATTGGCGTTAGGCGTTACAATTTTTGTTGGTGGAACTGCCGCAATGATCTGGGGTGTAGATAAGATGGCGAATGGATAATGTGGTTCTTGGTCTGGTTCATGTTTACAAATAATAAATTGGAGCATTATCAGTTGGAACAATTTCCAACGGAATTGGAGTGTCAAGAAGAACTTGAACGGGCAAAGGTGCTTATAACGAACAGCACAACAGTGGTATATTGCTTTGAGGTTATACCAAAATAAATTAGGAAAATACGTCGTATGTGACAAAGCTGGAAAAATTGTTATAATAACGCATCACAGCGGTATAGCAAAGGCATGGCTGGAGAAAGGAAAACGTGATGGCGACAAAGCTTGATGAGTGGAAGGTTCTACCGCGTCTGATGATGCTGGTCACAACCATTATGTATATACGTTGCCTTGAATGGGCACTATCTCAACCTGACCTATCGGTATCACAAGCTGGTTTAATATCCGTCGTAACTGGAGCCTTTACGGGATCGTTCGGCATATGGATGGGTAAGGAGTCTAAGTAATGTTACAATCACTCATAGGTCCGGTGGCAAACCTCGCGGGGTCTTGGCTTCAAGGTAAGGCTGACAAGAATGCAGCATCCGCAGAGTTGAAGCTAACTGAGGCAAAGGCGAAAGCTAAGATATTATTATCAGAAAAAACAAGCGTTGCCGACTGGGAGCGCATTATGGCCGAGGGTTCTAAATCAAGCTGGAAAGACGAATGGTTCGTAATTGTCCTGTCAATTCCCCTTGTTTTAGCGTTTATTCCGGGCACCGAAGGCTGGGTAGATCGTGGGTTTGAGCAGCTTTCAAAAGCTCCGGACTGGTATTTTTACAGCCTTGGAATTGCAATTTCAGCGAGTTTTGGTGTACGCGGAGCAACCGCAATGTTTAAGAGGAAGTAATGGAAAACCTAAAGTTACCTGTAGCCCTTGTGGCAGCTATGGCCGTCCAACTTGCCGCTGGTGTGTGGTGGGTAAGCCAACAGGCCGCTACCATTGCCAGCCTTGAAGAAACGGTAGGTCAAATCGGCTCACGCATGGCTATCGAAGACAACATTAATCTCAAACGTGATGTGCAATCCAACGCTGAAGAAATAGAAGATGTTTGGGATGATGTAGACGAACTTTGGGATGAACATGCGAGCATGGCGATGACCATCAATGAGATTAACAAGCTCAAACAGCGAATAGCTTTGGTCGAAAATGATCTGAAATATATTGATCGTGACCATAACGGGTTACTGGACATGAAAGGCGGTATGGAATGAGCAACGCACTAAAACTTTTGCAAGAAAAATGTGGGTGCAGTCCAGATGGTAGTTTCGGTCCAAATACTGCCCGTGGAATAGTAAAACACTACGACCTGTCCCCAGAACGCGGGGCGCATCTCTTGGGTCAGGTTGTTCATGAAAGTGGTACGTTTAAGTACACTAAGGAAAACCTGAACTACAGCGTTGATGCTATGATGAAGGTTTGGCCTAAACGTTTCCCAACAGAAGATAGCGCAAAGCCATACGCTAGGAACCCAAAAGCATTGGCTGAAAACGTTTATTTTGGCCGTATGGGCAATGATTCCAAGGAAAAAGCCAGTTTGTACATAGGCCGCGGATTTTTACAATTGACCGGGTATAGCAACGTTAAAGCGTTTGCGGCGGATATGGGTAAGCCTGAAGTCCTTCAAGACCCTTCTCTTCTTGAGGAAGATTACGCCATGGAAACGGCAATTTGGTTTTTTGACTCGAACAAACTTTGGAAAATATGTGATGAGGGGGTGAATGATGATACAATCAAACGTCTTACTCGTAAAATAAATGGAGGTTACACCGGGCTGGATCATCGTATTAAAGAAACCAATAAAATATACAAGTGGTTGGCAACCGCCTAGTAAGTCGCATAAGTTTACAGATAGTCCTAGCATATCTCATATAAGTTGTGCTAAGATTATATCGAACAATGTTCGATAATATGCGAGGTGGGAATGGATGAGATTTATGTGGCCGAGGCGGTCTTTCGTATCTTGAGAGAAAGACGGCAAGGGGTTACGGATTTGATGATCTACGGAAATGTCAAATCAATGGAGCAATATCGTGAGCTTATGGGCAATATGGATTGCCTAAATCACGTGGAACAGGAACTCAAGGGCCTGCTAGATAAACAGGAGCGATCCAATGACTGAACAGTCAACAAAAATTGATTTGTCCGCCGCTGCCAAGGGTGTGGCTGCGATTGCACAAACGAACAAGGGCGCTGAAAAGCCTAACCTTGCAGACGCTTACGTCGAAAAACCCCGTTTAAACCCAGAGGCGCTAGATGCTAGTCTTCTGGAAAGAATGCCCGCTCCTACTGGATGGCGTATTCTCATCTTGCCGTATCAAGGCAAGGCGAAGACTGCCGGGGGTATTTTTATTCCCAGCGAAGTTCAAGAGAAAAGCCAGATATCCACGCAGGTCGGTTACGTCCTAAAAGTCGGTCCGCTTGCTTACAAAGACCGGGATAAATTTCCTGACGGCCCGTGGTGCGCGGAAAAGCAGTGGGTATTATTTGCCCGTTATGCTGGTTCGCGCCTTCAGATCGATGGGGGAGAAGTTCGCATACTCAATGACGATGAGATACTTGCGACTATTTTGGACCCTGAAGACATCCAGCATTTGTAAACGAGGTAAAATATGGCTGATAATCAAGAAAACCAAGTCGAATTAGACGTTGGTGATAACCAAGAAACGGAAGTTGAAGTTGAACAGGAGGGGGTGGCTGCGTCGGATGACAGCGGTTCCGAGGACCAGTTTACAAAGGCTGAAACTTCTACTCAAAAACGGATTGACCGTTTAACCAAAAAAATGCGTGAAGCAGAGCGCAGAGAACAGGAAGCAATAAAGTACGCTCAAGCTGTTCAAACCGAAGCTCAAACGTTGAAACAACGAATGTCCAGCTTGGACACTAATTATGTCAACGAGTATACTAATCGCGTCAACACTCAAATGCAGCAAGCGGAGAATGAGCTTGCACGTGCAATTGAAATAGGTGACAGCAAGGCGTCTGTAGAGGCTCAACGTAATCTTACAAAATTAGCCATCCAACAGGATCGTGCAAATCAAGCTAAAGCGCAACAAGAACGTGCGCAACAGCAACAACAGGCCGCTGCGCAGCATCAAGCACGGCAACCGATGCCTGCACAAGCCCCTAAACGCCCGGACCCTAAAGCAGAGACTTGGGCCATGAAAAATAGCTGGTTCGGCCAAGATGAGGCCATGACTTACGCGGCGTTTGGAATACATAAAAAGCTCGTTGAAGATGAAGGGTTTGACCCGACGAGCGATGACTACTATAATGAACTTGACCGGCGCATTTCGAGCAAGTTCGTAAATGCCGGAAATACCGCGAACAAACGGCCCGCTCAGACGGTTGTTGGCGCATCAAGAACACCATCTGGGCGCACTGGGAGAAAGGTTCGTCTCACCCCGAGCCAAGTCGCAATAGCGAAAAAACTGGGTGTGCCGCTAGAAGAATATGCGAAATACGTGAAGGAGTAAGAAAATGACTGACCAAAACAACCAAAACGGTGGTTCGGCAATTAACCGTACTTCTCGCGCTAACCAAACCCGGGACAAACAGGCTGTTCGTAAGCCTTGGGCCCCGCCGTCTATGCTAGACGCACCACCTGCCCCTGATGGCTTTAAGCATCGTTGGATACGCGCCGAAACGCGTGGGTTCGATGATACGAAAAACATCAGTGCTAAAATGAGGGAAGGTTGGGAACTTGTTCGTAAGGATGAATACCCCGATTTTGAGTCCCCCGTTGTCGAAACAGGTAAACATGAAGGTGTGTTTGGAGTTGGCGGATTGCTTCTCGCTCGGATTCCGGTCGAAACAATTGCAGAACGAACTGAGTATTTCAACAAGCGAAATATGGATCAAATGCAAGCGGTCGATCACGATATGATGCGTGAGAATGCACATTCATCCATGACAATCAGTAAACCTGATCGTCAATCTCGTGTAACCTTCGGTGGCCCCAAGAAATAGGGCTACCTCAATAGGAGTGAAATCTTATGGCAAATTCTAATACTGCCTATGGTCTTCGTCCTATCGGGCTAGTTGGCGCTGCGGCTAATACTACTGGTGTAACCCAGTATGAAATCGCTTCCAACAACACTAATGCTATCTTTCAATATTCTATCTGCGTCCCTACGGCCGCGGGGGTTATTGACCAAGCTGGTGCTACTAATGGTGGTACTACGCAAGCATTGGGTGTCCTGATGGGCGTAGAATACGTTGACTCAGTTTCAAAGAAACCAGTCTTCATTAATTACTGGCCCGGTTCCGGTTCAGTAAGTGCTGATACAAACCATCCTATCAAGGCGTTTGTAGCAGACAACCCAAATCAGTTGTTCAAAGTAGCGTCTGACGCGTCTTTGACTGACCGTGCAACGGCTCTTGCGCATGTATTTGCAAACGCGTCGTTGGGTACATCTGCCCGCACCGGTTCTACCGACACTGGTAGTTCCAATTCCGCTTTGGGTGTTTCCACAATTGCTGCAACGGCTACTTTGCCATTGCGTATTGTGGGTATCATGGATGACGCAGGAAACAGTGACTATACAGCCGCTGGTATCCCGCTAATCGTCCGTTTGAACGCTCATTATAATGCACCAACCAGCCGTTTTGATTCGCAAACTACTGCGACATCAACGGGCTTATAAGGAGGGCTTAATTAATGGCTATTTCTCGCGCACAATTAGCGAAAGAGCTAGAACCCGGCCTTAACGCCTTGTTCGGCCTTGAATACAATCGTTACGAAAACGAGCATGGTGAAATCTTTGAAGAAGAAAGCTCTGACAGAGCATTCGAAGAGGAAGTTATGCTCGGTGGTTTTTCCACAGCACCTGTTAAAAGCGAGGGCGGTTCCCTCACTTATGACGATGCGCAGGAAACATATACCGCTCGTTACACTCACGAAACCATTGCGTTGGCGTTTTCGATCACTGAGGAGGCTATCGAAGATAACCTTTATGATCGTCTGGCATCTCGCTACACTAAAGCTCTGGCCCGTTCTATGGCTCAGACAAAGCAAATCAAAGCAGCTTCTATCCTGAACAACGCGTTCACGGCGGGTGCTTCTGCGATTGGCGACGGTGCAGCACTTTGTTCAGCCGCTCACCCATCACTTTCTGGTAACCAGACTAACGTCTTGGCAGTTGCTGCCGACCTCAACGAAACTTCGTTGGAACAGATGTTGATCGACATTGCTGGTTTGACTGATGAGCGTGGTCTAAAGATCGCTGTTCGTGGTATGAAGTTGATTATCCCGAAAGAACTGCAATTCATTGCAGAGCGGGTACTTAACTCCAATCTACGTTCCGGCACTGCCGACAACGACAACAATGCGATGAAAAACATGGGCATGATTCCAGACGGAGCCGTGGTTAACCACTTCCTGACAGACTCAGACGCCTTCTTCATCAAAACTGATGCGCCTAACGGCTTCAAATACTTCAACCGTTCGCCAATTAAAACGGCAATGGAAGGGGATTTTGATACGGGCAACATGCGCTTTAAGGCGCGTGAGCGTTATTCATTCGGTGTATCCGATTGGCGTAGCGTTTACGGTACACCCGGCGCAGCATAAGAACAGAACCTCATTCTGTACTGCAAGGAGGGGCTTCGAAAGAGGCCCCTTTCTTTTTGTTGTTTTTTGTTTTATACTTTATTCAGGGTATAACATATTAGCTTTGTAGACAGGTTCCTACCCTCCTGACGTTGCATAGACTACAAGGCGAATCCTTATGCAAAGGGTACTAAAATGGCTTCGACCACTTTCTCAGGTCCAGTGACCTCTACCAACGGTTTTGTTGGTGATATTCAAGTTCCTACTTACACCGTAGCATCTGCACCATCCGCTTCTGATGCAGGCGCGGGCACTTTGGTATATGTTTCTAACGGCGCAGCGGGCGCTGCAATCTTGGCTTTTTCTAACGGCACTGATTGGAAGCGGTCTGATACAGGCGCTACAATCGCAGCCGCGTAAGGGGTCGGTCATGAGTAGGTTTACAACCGCTTCGGCCGAAGAACTAGCACGTCGGGGGTTAAACTCCGACGGCACACCTATAAAGGTGGAAAAAGTTCGAGCCCGAAATAAAAATGGCACACTTAAAGCAGACGACCCTTCTACGCCCAATGTAAACGAGGCATGGGAAGATAAACCTGCAAAGAAAAAGGGTTAACAAATGGCTGGTTCTGATATTCGAACAAAACGTTTGGCTGCGACGGGTTCTGCTGCGGTTGGTCCCGCACGTATTCGTCAAATTCAAATAAAAACAACCACAGGCTCTCCTCGCCTAACGGTTACCGACGGCAACGGGGGTGCAACTGTTTTGGACATGGATTTAAATGCTTCTGATACGCACTCCGTCAACATTCCGGACGAAGGTATTCGTGTAACCGATATTTACATATCGTTGTTCACGGCCTGTACGTCTGCAACGGTGTTTTACAGCTAAAGGCGTGAATTATGGCTACAACAAAAGACGTAACTAAAACACCGTCTGGCCGTATCAAATATAGGGGTGAAACTTTTGCCGGATTTAACAAACCTAAACGAACCCCGGGTAAAGCAAAAAAAAGCGCCGTACTTGCTAAAAAAGGCACCGAAATCAAGCTGGTTCGCTTTGGGGACCCCAAGATGGCTATCAAAAAAGATCAACCTAAAAACAGAAAAAGTTTCCGCGCCAGACACTCTTGTGACACCGCAAAAGACAAGTTTAGCGCCCGATACTGGTCTTGCAAAGCGTGGTAAGGAAGAGATGAAGATACTAGAAGTGTTGGGTAAATTAGAAAAGCACGAAGCAGAGTGCAATTTACGGTATCAACGAATTGAAGAGAAGTTGTCTGAAAACAAGAGTGCTTTAAAAGCTTTTGATTTGAAGCTTTGGGGCTTGGCAGTTTTGATTTTAATTGCGCCTTTTGTTGGTAAATTGATGGGGTGAACACATGGCTTATTCAAAAAAGTCAAAAAAAGCGTCGTCTAAAAGCAAAGGCAGTAAAATATGTCCCGAAGGTAAAGCTTGGGCTCAACGCACTTTTGACACGTACCCTTCTGCATATGCCAACCTTGCCGCCTCTAAATATTGTAAAGACCCTAACTATGCCAAAAAATCTAAGGGCGGAAAAAGGAAGGGTAAGTAATGGGCCGGTTAAAGGATTGGGTTGATGAAGATTGGGTCAGGATTGATAGCCAAGGTAATATTGCGGGCAAATGCGGCACTTCTAAAAACAAGAAGAACCCTGATAGGTGCTTACCTCGCGCTAAAGCTCAAAGTCTTAGTAAGTCTGAGCGGGCTGCAACAGCACGTAAAAAGAAAAAAGAAGGCTCTAAGGGCAAGCAAGTTGTTTCAAACACTAAAGCTGCGAAAGTGACACGAATGAGCTTGGGCGGTGAAGTCACTAAACCCAAACGAAAGTTTACCGGAAAAACCGTCCCGGGCACGGCCGTTGCCCGGGGTTGTGGAGCAATTATGAGCGAAAGACGCAAAAGAACAAGCGGTTCGGTGACACAATCATGACTATTAGTTTAGAAAGCTCCATAAAAACAGAGATAATGCGCTGGTCAAATGAGGTTTTGGAAATTCCAAGCCCGCATTTTAACGGCGTTCCGCCCTGTCCTTATGCCCGTCAAGCATGGGCTGACGATAAGGTGGCCATCGTTTTTAAACACGAAGAGAACTATCAGCCCTTGTATTCATGTATTTCGCAATATGACGACAAATTTGATTTAGCTATTTTGGTGGATTTAGCTAACGATAAAGCTCCGGAAGCCTTCCATGAGTATTTAGACGATTTAAACGATTTTATCTCAACGGGCGCATTCGTAGATAAAGACATCTGGCTGATGGGCTTCCATCCTGACGACGACATTAACGACTTCGTAGAAGATGTGGAGTTTGAAGCCGAAACAGAAACCCCTTATGCCATGATTTTTGTTCAAAGACTTTCCAAACTACAGGAATCGGCAGACAAGTTGGACAAAAAGGGTTATTATGGTATTTATGACCCCGAGTACAATGCTCTTGAAATATATGCTAAACGTAAAAACCTTTACAGGAGACTAAAAAATGGCGATGAAACCACGTAAGACTAAGAAAATGCGTAGCGGCGGCATGGTTAAGAAAATGCGCGGCGGCGGTATGGTTAAGAAAATGCGCGGCGGTGGCATGGTTAAGAAAATGCGCGGCGGCGGTGCAGTTAGGAAGAAGTAAATGACCCTTTCGGGAACCAGAGACTTTGAATTAGATGTTGCGGATTACGTTGAAGAAGCGTTTGAGCGTTGCGGCTTAGAAGTTCGAACGGGTTACGACCTTAAAACGGCCAAAAGGTCGTTAAATCTTATGCTTGCCGATTGGGCCAACCGCGGATTAAACCAGTGGACGATTAAGCAGCGTACCGTAACCATGGTTCCCGGAGACGGTGATTACGATTTAGGGCAAGATGTTATCGATGTTTTGTCTGTTGTGGTTCAGCGTGATGGTACGGATTATTCGTTGGAAAGGTTGAGCCGGGATGGGTTTTTAACAATTCCAAACAAAACAACTCAAGGTCGTGTTAATCAGTTCTTTTTAGATCGTCAGATAACACCTGTTTTAAAGCTTTGGCCTGTTCCGGACAACAACACCGACGTTGTTTACTATGACGCGCTCACTCGCATGGATGATGCGGATATCTACACCAACACGATGGACATGCCATTTCGGTTTTACCCGTGTTTAGCTGCGGGCTTGGCGTATTATATCGCACTAAAACGCGCCCCTAACCGCGTTCAGATGCTTAAAGCCGTTTACGAAGAAGAGTTTGACCGTGCCGCAACGGAAGACCGGGATCGGTCTTCTTTCAACGTCGTACCTAAGTACGAATATTACAGGGTGGGATAATGTCTAAGTTCGCATCCGGCAAAAATTCATGGGCTATATCTGATCGATCCGGGCAACGGTATCGGTACAGACTTATGCGCAAAGAATGGAACGGATTGCTTGTCGGCCCCGATGAATTTGAGCCTAAACAGCCTCAATTGGGGCCTTTTCGTAAAGTTGTAGACCCCGAAGCCTTACAAAATGCTCGGCCGGACCGAGTAGAGCCCATGGATGTATATGTGGGCGTCCCTTTAGTAGAAAACCCTAATCTTCGGCCCGCCACAGGGTTTGGTCAGGTTGGAACAGCGACGGTGGTGACATGAGTTTTACATATGCAGAGCTAAAACAAGCCGTTCAGGACTACACTGAGAACGATGAAACGACTTTTGTAAACAATTTGCCGGTTTTCATACGTCAAGCCGAAGAGCGTATTCTTAAAAACGTTCAATTAAGCTTGTTTAAAAAGAATGTAAGCGGTGGAATGTCCGCGTCAAACAAGTATTTAGCCTGCCCCAGCGATTATTTATCCCCTTTTGCGCTTTCCTTTGTAGATTCAGACGGGGATCACGTGTTTTTAGACTTTAAAGACGTTGATTTTGTTCAATCGTTTAACCCCGATGCTACGACTACGGGAAAACCAAGGTATTACGCCGTTTTTGACGTAGATAACTTTATTTTGGGACCAACCCCCAATAGTTCGTATGCAGTAGAGTTACATTACTTCTATCGTCCGGCGAGTTTAACCGCAGGAGCGGATAGTGGCACGACTTGGTTAAGTGAGAATGCCGAGATAGCTTTGCTTTACGGAACTTTGATGGAAGCGTACATCTTCATGAAAGGTGAGGCCGATATGATGGCTATGTATGAAAAAAGATTTACCGAAGCCATTAGCGGCATGAAAATGTTTGGCGAATCCAAAGAAGTCACCGATGAATATCGGACCGGCATGTTAATTAGGCCGAAACAATGAAATCTGAACTTGTAACACATAAGGAGACATAGGCATGGCCTTTACAGGAAATTTCATGTGTACAAGCTTCAAGAAAGAAATTCTTGAGGCCGTGCATAACTTTAAAAACTCCGGAGGCGACACTTTTAAGATCGCTCTCTACACAAACAGTGCATCTTTTGATGCCTCTACTACCGCTTATACCGCGACTAATGAGGTATCCGGGACCGGTTATAGCGCGGGAGGAAACACTCTGACACGAGTTGATCCAACAACGTCTGGAACGACAGCTTTCACTGATTTCGCAGACACTACGTGGTCGTCTTCTACGATCACGGCACGTGGTGCGTTAATTTATAACGATTCCGCCGCAGGAAATCCGGCTGTTGTGGTTTTGGACTTTGGGTCTGACAAAACTTCTACAAATGGCGACTTTACAGTTGTTTTCCCAACGGCAGACGCAAGTAACGCCATCATACGCATTGCGTAAGGGGTAAAATCCGATGGCAGTGATTACGGGATGGGGACGAGGTTCATGGTCTGAAGGACCGTGGGGCGCGGCTATTCCGGTCACGGTCACGGGCGTTTCGGCTACAGGCTCTCCGGGGTCTGTTACTGTTATTGCGGAAGCCAATGTTCCGGTTACCGGGTTACAGGCGGCGGGCTCGGTAGGCTCCGTTCTTGTCACTGCGGATGCCAATACGGGCGTCACGGGCGTTTCGGCTACAGGGTCTGTTGGGTCTGTTACGGTCATTGAAGGCACCGGCGTTATTATTAACGTGTCGGGCCTTGCTGCTACGGGTTCGCCGGGCGCAGTCACCGCAACAGGAACGGCGGTAGTAAACGTAACCGGTGTTGCGGGCGCGGGTCAAGTTGGCTCTGTCACAGTTACTGCCGACGCAATAACTCCGGTTACGGGGTTAGAAGCTACCGCGGCTATGGGCTCAGTTACGGTTACGGCCAGTGCGGACGTTTTACCTACGGGACTTGCTGCCACCGGCGGCGTAGGCTCTGTAGAAATCGGCATTTTTGTTACGGTTCCCGTAACGGCCCCAGACCCTGCATTGGGTCAAGTGGGAGTTGCTGAAGCTCAACTCGCCGTAGATGTTAACGTGACCGGGGTTTCGGCCACTGGTTTTGTTTCCGGCGTGTTAGTTTACGGAAACATTGTCCCGGATCAAAATCCGGGTTATACTAATGAAACCCCAAGTCAATCGCCTGCGTGGTCGGAGGAAACACCATCTCAAAACGCCAGTTGGACGCGGATAGCAGCGTAAGGATATAAAAGATGCCAAGTACATATACAGTAAACCTCGGGATCGAGAAACCAGCCACCGGCGAACAATCCGGTACATGGGGCGATACCACTAACGTTAACTTTGATATTCTGGATCAAGCCGTTAATGGCGCGGCCCGAGTCACGCTTACTTCGGCGGGTACGTCGGGGTCCCCTAATACCTTGGCCATCACAAACGGCGCTACTTCGGATGGCCGCAATAAATGGGTTGAGTTTTATAGTTCGAGCGATCTTGGGGGCAACGTTTTTGTTCAACTAGACCCTAATGACGCCGAAAAGATTGTTTTTGTTCGAAACAGTTTAGGCGGCAGTCAGTCTGTAATCTTATTCCAAGGCACCTACGATGCTGGCAGGGATTTAGAAATTCCGGCTGGAATGGACATGGTGGTTAAGTTCGATGGCGGCGGAGCGACGGCCACCACGACCAATGTTTTTCAACAGCTTCGCACGGAGGCCTTGAACATTGCGGGAGACGGCGCGACTGTTACAGGCATTAAAGACGAAGACGATATGTCTTCCAACAGTCCCACAAAGCTGGCCACACAACAGTCAATCAAGGCGTATGTAGATAGTCAGGTTGGCACTGTTGACACACTTGCAGAAATACTTGCTAACGGCAACACGACTGGCGGTACGGATATTGCGGTATCCGCTGGCGACGACATTACGTTTACTAACACATCTAAGGCCATCTTTGGTACTGGCAGTAGCCTTGAGATTTATGGTGATGGGTCGCATAGTTATATACAAGATGCTGGCACAGGCGATTTATATATTAGAGGTTCAAATTTACAGTTACAAGATTCGGTTGGCTATGCTTACGCTGTTTTT